CCAACTTATGAAGAAATACCATACGAAACACAAAAACTAACACTTGAATGTTTTGAAAATGGAACACTATTTATAGATACACTTATACCACCAACAGTAAGTGTAACATATAGTGCTAATAAGCCTATTGCCTCAGCATTAAATGAAATACAAACAATACAAGATGAACAAGATGAAATGATATTAGAGAATGCAGTAAATTTAGCAATAATGAACTTAACTATGTAGAAAGGAGATATTTCATATGTATAAAATATTAATAAGAATGATAGAAAGAAGAAACTATAAATCAGTAGAAGACATGAAGGAAAAATTAAGTGTTCTTTACTTAAACAATCAACTATCAAAAGATGAGTACGAAGAGTTAATGAATTTATTAGGTTAATGAAAAGAAAGGAAGATAATAAATGGATAAAAATAGATTAACAGAAACTAAAATAGGAGATGCTAAAGTAATAGTGGATATAGTACCTAAAGGGTACTGTATCCCTGATGTTAAAATAACTCCAACAAGCATCACTATTCATAATACAGGTAATGTTGGAGCGAGCGCTAAGGCTAATCATAATTACATGAAGAATATAAATAAGAGTGGAGAAAGAACAGCTAGTTGGCACTTTACAGTAGATGATAAAGAAATATATCAAGCTCAGTCTACTAACTATAAATGCTATCATGCAGGTACAAGTACAGGAAATAATACATCAATAGGAATAGAGATATGTATGTTTGAAGATAAGCAAAGACAAAAGAAAGCATATCAAAATGCAATAGAATTAGTTAAAGTATTAATGGCTTATCATAAGTTTAGTAGCAGTCAAGTTAAGAGACATAAAGACTGGAGCGGTAAACATTGTCCGGCTTGGCTTATAGATGGTAAGTTTGGATTTACTTGGGATTGGTTTAAATCAGAAATAGCGATAAAACAGAATATAAGCGATTCTAACACGCTTCCATATATAGTCAAAGTAATTTATGAAGGGAAAGATGGACTTAACGTTAGAAACGAAGCTAACGCGTCATCTAAGGTAAATGCAGTAATATACTTTGGTCAAGCTTATACGATAGTGGAGGAAAAGAATGGTTGGGGAAAATTGAAATCAGGAATAGGTTGGATAAGTTTAAATAGCAAATATGTTAAAAAAATATAACATTGTTAATTAACTTATGTTAACAAGACGTAATCTTTTATAAAATAATAACGTATTAAATCATATACAGGAGGTATTGAAATACGAGATGAAAAAAGTATATGCTAAGAATGAATACGTAATATTATATAGCGAACATAATAATAATTATACAGTATATAATACGAAGAAAGAGTGGGAGAACGGACATACCCATATAAATTCATTCAAGCAGGCACAGTATTTAATAGACTGTTGCATTAAGTATAAGGTACCTGATAAGGTTAACAAGTACTTCCTTGTTAGCCTTACTAGGATTACCAATGATAAGAAATACAGAGATAGAGTACAGAGAAAGATAGACAATATAGGAGCTAAACAGAATTATTATAATACTCCTAAAGGTTTTCACAAGTAGAGAGGAGATGAATTAATGGCAGGTAAAAAGAGAGAAGAACCTACTATGATAACATTAAACGGAGAAGTGATGTCAGTAGAGGAACGTAACAGAAGAATGAAGCTAGAGTTTGTTAATGGAGGACTTAGCTTAAAAGAATTAGCGGATAAGTACGGATTAAGTTATAATACAGTTAGAGTTATGAGTTGTAATGGTAAATGGGCTGATTATAGAAGAGCATTTGAAAGTAAAGTCGCTCAGGAAGCTGAAAATCAATTAGAAGAAATATATGTAGCTACTAAGGTAGAAGTAAACCTTAACTACAATAATATATGGGAGCAAATGATGCATTTAGCGAAACGTATGCTGAGTACATCAGAAGGTATACTAGATAAGGACGGACAAGTATCAGTATATAAATTAAATCAATTAGCAGATATAATAGCTAAGTGTCATCAAGGACAAATGATTACTACAGGATTTATGACTAAAGAAGCGCAAGCTAAACTAGACTTAGAATATAGAAAGATGAATATACAAGAAATGATAGCTGGTATAGGAGAAGATGATGTAATACCTGATAACTTCTTAGATGCATTAGAGGCAGCAGCAAAACGTAACTTCAAGGAGGGTAAATAATGGCAAGGGCTAAGAGCTTAAAGAATAGAGTAATACCATTTGACTTTAAGCCCTTCAGTCCTAAACAACAAATGGTACTGAGCTGGTGGGTAGATAGTAGTCCGTATAAAGATTATGATTGTATAGTATGTGACGGAGCAGTAAGAAGTGGTAAGACAGTATCAATGGCGCTCAGCTTTGTTATGTGGGCTATGGAGAAGTTTAATGGTTATAACTTCGCATTATGCGGTAAGACAGTAGGTTCATTAAGACGTAACGTTATAGGTCCTCTAAAACAAATGTTAATGAGTAGAGGATATAAAATGGAAGATGCTAGAAGCGAAGGTATGATATGTATTAGTAGAACTATAATGGTAAACGGAGAAAGACAACAGCATATTAATTACTTCTATATATTCGGTGGTAAAGATGAAGGTTCTCAAGATTTAATACAAGGGATAACATTAGCAGGACTATTCTGTGATGAGGTAGCTTTAATGCCTCAATCATTTGTTAATCAAGCAACAGCTAGATGCTCAGTAACAGGAGCTAAGATGTGGTTTAGTTGTAACCCTAACTCTCCATTCCATTGGTTTAAAAAAGAATGGATTAATAAGTTAGAAGAACATAGAATAATGTATTTACATTTCACTATGAAAGATAACTATAGTTTAAGTGACGAAGTAATAGAAAGATATGAGCGAATGTATACAGGAGTATTCTATAAGCGTTATATATTAGGATTATGGGTTAGTGCAGATGGAGCTGTATATCCAATGTTTGACCCTGATATACATGCAATTAAATTAAGACGTAACTGGACTAGAATATTTGTAGCAGCCGACTTTGGTATTCAGAATGCAACTACATTCGGTATATTTGGTTACTATGCTCCGGATAAAAGATATCATCAGATAGCAAGTTATTATCATAATGGTAGAGAAGACGGTCAAAAGACAGTTAAAGAATATGTAGAGGACTTAAAGAAGTTCTTAGCTAAGTATATGGTAATACCTGAATATATAACAATAGACCCTTCTGCAGCCCCTTTATTAGTTGAGTTACGTAAAGATGAATGGTTTACAAGACATAAGATAAAAATATTACCTGCTAAGAATAATGTAGAGGTGGGAATACAATTAGTAGCATATTTACTTAATGAACGTAAATTAACATTAGACCCTGAGTGTATACATGATATAGAGGAGTTTACAACATATTGTTGGGACTCTGATAAACTCGATAAAGGTGTAGAAGAAGTAGTTAAAATAAATGACCATGCTATGGATAAGATTAGATACGCAGTAATGACTGATAGTATAAACTATAAAACATTTGATGGACAAGTAAGATTGTTCTCAGGAAAAGGAGGACTTGAATAAATTGGATAATTTATATAACAGCTTTAAAAGAAGTTTATTAGGACTGTATTGTAATGACCCTAAATTTTTAGAGGAGTTAATAGAAGTAGAAAGATATTATGATTTCTATGAGGGAAGACCTTTTAGAATAGAAGATGATTTACGAGAGGATACAGGACAGTTATGGACAGTAAAAGATAGAGATTATAAACCTACTAGAGAAGTAAGAAATATGACTAAGAAGCTAATGAAGAAACAAGGAAGATTTATGACCTCAGTACAACCAACATTAAGTCTGAGCGGAGTGAATACAATAGACTTAGAACAAATAGATAAGAAAAGAGCTTTAATAGAAGATATATTAGATGACGGAAAGTTTTGGAATAAATTCGCTAAAGCATTTATGGACTGTACAATAGGTAAAAGGGTATTATTAGCAGTACAAACAGAAGTAGATGAAAATGGTTTTCCTCTTACTGAGAATCCATTAAAGTTTAGATTCTATACAATGCCTGAATTTACTTATATGTTTGACCCTAATGATTGCGATAAATTATTAGAAGTACAAATAGCTTATCAGGATGCAGAAACAGTAGGTAAAGTGGCTCAAGAACAACGTTGGCATAAATGGACTTATGATATGAGAGATGACGGATATTGCTGGTGTGTATATGAGATAGTAGATGGAAATAATACATTAGCTTATCAAGAATTTAATAATAACGAAGT